TGCTGGAATTCTTGAAGTGAACCGTGAAGCCAGTGCGTGTTACGGATGTCAACTCATAATAGTCCCCACTCGCAAGGTTAAAAGCGGTAATGCCCACGGTCGGCGCTTCATAGAAAGCGGTAGTGAACGTCACTGCCTTAGCTGCTGCCCCAGAGGCAATGGTTGCGCTGTTCTCCGTTCGAGACGGAATCGACATGACATAACCCAACTCGTCAACCAAAGGAGTTTGGTCGGGCTGGTCACTTTCAAGCTCGGCTTTGAACTGGAAAGTCCGGCCCACAAAAGTGGACTTATTCAAAACCGTCCATTCACTGCCAAACGTGACTGAAGATTCCAGCAGCAGTTTGTCCCCATCTTCAAGCAAGAAAATATCAGGACTCGCCTCAAGCAAAAGCTCATCGTCAGCAGGAACCTCATCACTAACCCGAAAATAAATTTCAGATGACGTGTCCTCTGCCGATGTGCCGTCCCAATCTGCCCAAGAATCGACCAGCGCAGATCGTGAATCAATCGTGTCGTTCGGGTACAAGCCTCGCGACTCTAGAGTTCTGTCAAGCGTTACTTGAAATTTTCCAGGCAACGTTTTAACTGAGGCAAACTCGTACTCACCTGAAAATTTGCCGTCAACTAATTCTGTAGTATCTAATATCAAGCCATCATATCCAGAGTCATAGGTTACATTTTGCTGCAACCCTTGGAACGGTGGAGTGTCTTGGTCTTCGCGCCTTGTTTCAATTAAAAGCTTAGGTAACGCATCTGGAATGTTTAAAATAACGCTGACCGCAGTAACGCTCTTCTTTTTTGTAGTTTCGTCTTTGAGCTTTATCAAATATTCACCGTTAAGCAATGGCACTATTGCTGTGTTTGCTGAGGCAGGTACTTGAACAAGATTTGTCGAACCTGCAAACGTTCCAGTGCCATCCGTTTTCTTAGAATGCCTAATGACTGCCACTAGGTTGTTCAGCTTTTCAACTGCAGGTGATTGCCAGTGCAGCGCAACTTGAGTGTCATTAATTGGACTGACAGTTAGGTTTTTGACATTCTCAACCAACTTATTGCCACCAATGATCGTAGGGAGGTCGGGAGCTACTGCTTTTGCATAAACAAAACTAGACTTCTTTTCAGGGAAACTAATGCCAACAGCTCTGACTTTTACTTCAAAAGTTTTGCCGGGCTTGATCCCATCAACGTCGAAAGATGTGCTTGTTGTATCAAATTCATTAAAGCTGCCTTCTCCTATCCGCCAAGCTGCAACATAAGAATGGGTAAAACCTCCTCCACCAGCAGCCCAAGACGCAATCGCGCGATTGGTAATTCCACCATTTTTTTCAATGAGCTGAAAGTTAATAGACAGGTTTGCGGGCTTGGGTGGCTTCTCGTCGACAACAGTGATGTCTTCAAATTCAATGGCCTCGTCTAACTCAGCTGCGTCATAAATGCTGTCGTTGAACTCAACCGCTACAACAGCAAACGTTCCATCACCGTTGTCAGCGACAGAAAGACACCGAAATTTTTGCTCGTTTACGCTGTCGGTGCTGATTGAATAAATAGCTTGAACGAGTGGTGCTGAGCTAAATGCAGAGCTAACCGTAATAGTTGTTCCGCTTGTGCTTGTGGTGTCAATCGCCTTGCTTTCAATCGTTCCATCATTTAAGACACATGTCAGCGTTGGATTGGTTCCAGAAGGCAGCACGATGGATTGATCGGCAACAATAGTTGTTGTTGTAGAGCTGCTAATCCGCCCAGACAGCCTTATTGCAGCACGCAATTCATCCTGAATCGCAAAGACCTGACCAGGGAAAACCAGGGCACCTTCAAGGCCAACAGAAAAAGTAACAGTGCTTGCGTCAAGCTCTTCCGTCTTGAGCATCCAGCGCCCCATGCGCGCTGCTTGATACTTTGAGGTGCAACCAAAGGCAAGAACCTCTTTGACTTGATAGCCGTATTTGGAAATTAAACTCGCATCCTCGATGCAAACAATGTTTGGCTTGTAAAAGTTGTCCGGATCGCTATAACGCACCCTGATGCTGGTGCTGCGTGTTTTTAGCGATGATCCGCTGTAACCAAAAACGCCGCCAACAACATTTGAATTTGAGAAGATGTGGACAGGATCAATATCCGTACCATCAAGATTGCCGTGGTCCGCTGTCAACTGAATGACATTAGATTGCCAGTACATCATCCCTCTGAAAACAGAGGCAAAGTCTTGCAGCACCGTATAAGCCTCAGCCTGCGATGAAACTTGTACGTTGCAAGCAAATCGTGGCTCGTCAGGCCCTGGCACGCTGACCAACTCATTTGCATATTGAGCGAGAGGGTACAAATCAACCCAGCTCAAGTTGCTAGCTTCAATAAAGTGACCCGCACCAAAACGCTTGTTTGTGAGTAGGTCATAAAAAATGCAGACCGGACATGTTGTCCATACCGCATCGCCCAAACTTCCGTTGAAATTGCCGACAAACTCCAAACTGCCATTGTCCCTTGGGACGGCATTGTGAGGCACGCGAACTTTTTTGCCCCGAACCAAATATGACCTTGTTGGTAACGACGGAAATTCCTCCGTCGAAATGTCCATGCCTACACAAGCAGAAAATGGATAGGCCGTTCTAATGTTTACATTCTCAATAAGTGAAGTCCAAATAAACGCATTACCGCGTCCACTCGCTAGCGGCGTTTGTTTGTCTACCTCTTCAAACTCATCCCAAGTCGCCCTAAAAATATCTTGGTCAATGTCTCCAGCGTCAGACTGTGTATGCGAGATAGCGCCTTTATAACTGCGATATGGAAGATCAGGGTATTTCTCAACTTTTACGTTCCACGGGGCTTTTCCTGTGAGCTGGATGCCGGAGATCGTGAATTGATAGTTGCTAGTGCTAATTCCCTCTATATAAAAAAGTTCATTGCCTGCAACTTTAACGTCTTGATCGCTAGACTCTACGGCCGATTTTTTAACGTCTTTAAATCCGCCCCCGCTTCCTACACTTTGGACCGAGACTTTAAAAAATATCTGTCCGTCAAAAAGTTGACCTTTGACCAGCCCCTCTTGCGCTGTAGAAAAAAGCTTTGGAATTGTAAATACTAAATCGATGCTATCGACATCAGAATCCGTAACCTGGACAACTTCTATGCCGTGCCCGTACTCTCGTGACTTTACCTTGACACCGTCACTATCTAAATTTTCTTTATACTGCGAGCCTACCTCTTTGTTGACATTAACGACGTTGCTTGTTTTGCCCTTGGCTTGAGGTAGGTACGCTTGCTCTTTCCCGCCAGGATTTAATTCATAACTTACTTGATCTTTCTCTAGAAAATTTTCGCCGTCTTGTGCTTCCATTGGCGATTCATCCAAGAATACGCCTTTTTTGCCGCCTTCAATGCCGTCGATCGGACCTTCGCAAAGCAGGTCAACAATCTTGATAACAGAAGAAGAATTAAGCCCCATGGTTATGCCTCCGAAACCAAAGCAGCAGTGTCGTTTTCACTGCCCGGCGTAAAATGATTGTAGCCAACAGCTCTAATTCTGATGCGGCCTCCATTAATGTCTGCGTCAGTGTCAATAATGCGAATCTTTAATTCGATTGTTGTGTCGCTGTCTTCTACACCACTTACGCCAACAGTGACAGCATGGCACCATTTGAAACTATTACCTGGCTGCTGCAACCCTTGAATCGTTCCACGGACGTTGGTAAATATTGGAGATTCGCCTTTATAGTTCTCTTTTCTAGCCACTATTTCGTAAGTCACAAAAGCAGGCACCAGTTTGTTACCAATTTCTCTGCTAAGCCCTTTATCAATTTCAAAGAATACCTGCAAATTGCCAAACTCGTTGTCATCTTGATCAAAATCTTTTATGTCATCAGTCGTCTTAGTTTGTCCGACTTCGTCAAACTCTAGAACATCGCTTACCAGCTGTTTCTTGTAACCATCACCAGAGTCTTTGTTTTCGAGCTTGGCTACATTGTCATCCCATTTCCTTGTCCTTAATCCGTTGTGGGATTTAAATTTATTGCCGGGTTTTTCGCCGTTTACTGTAATTGTGTCATCGCCTGGCACGGTAAAAAATTTGCCGCTGGGGTCGCTTTCATCAGTAACCTGAACTTTGGACGAAAGCAGGTGGCTGCCGATCAACAACTTGCCATAGACAAGAGGCACTGTCGCTCCAACACCAACCGTGTTAGCAGGACCAGCAAAGGCGTAAGACTGTTCGCCTGATGTGGCACGAGAAACGCCTTGTGGGCCTGTTGCGTTTGTGTTTTCGCCTGGCACCCCTCTGCGTCCGTTATTAAGACTTGGAATAACTGGCTGGGGGGCAAGTAGTTGCGCAGTACCGCCAAGAATAAGACTGACACCAATAGAACCAATTGCAGACGAGGCAGCAGCGCCAAGCGTAAAACCTAAAGCAGAGGTAATGGCCCCAGAACCGCCAATGCCTAGAAAACCTCCGGCAGCAGGAGCAAAAACAATGGCAGCAGCAACTAATGCAACTCCCAAGACGATTTTTCCAACGCCACCGCCACTACCTGCAACAACAGGTGTTAGAACAAGATCGTTTTGACCTAATGGAAGATTTAGATCTTCGTAGTCGAGAAATTCACCAGCCTGCACCAATGTGTAGGCAATACCATGATGATGCGCCTCGACTAACTCTTTTTGAAACGCAGGGCTGTTAATACACAGCAGCTTGATTGCGTCAGCAGGAGAACGCAGGTCATGGTATTTATGCTCTGAGCCGTAACGCTCGCCCAGATCACCCAGCAACCTAACGGTCTGCTGCATACCGAAAGACCGCTGCAACGCTAGAAACATAGTATCGCCTTAGCGGCTCTACCGCACTCAGCGAATCTTGGCGCTGGTGCAAAATCCGTTCATTAGGCAAAAGAACGGCAGCGTGCATCGGTGTTGCCGTTCCAAGGTTCATGATCAGCACATCGCCAGGGCGTCTTTTGTTGTAGCCAACTTGCTTGAAACCTATAGCAAGAGCCTGCTTCAGGAAAATGCTCTCACAGTTCTGCAAGTCATCAGGGCGCTCAAAATCAGGCAGCTCAATGCCCTGCAATCCAAACCAATCACGAATCAGCGTGAAACAGTCAAACTTGCCGTACTCCCATTGCCTGCCAATCAGGGTTTGATAGTTGACCATTGCTTGTCTGGCACGCTCCAAATATGCCACGGAACTTGCGTTCCAGTGCAAGCACGGCGATCGGCTTCGCTAGCCGTTCCACCTTCAGGGTGTGAATGGACTATGGCTTGCACAGAACCGAACATGGCTGCAACGGCATAATCTTTGGGCTCAATTACAAAATCGGCACATGGGTTGTCAGCGATATTGCGACAAGGCCAGTATTTACCGTCAACCACAACTCCACAAGATTCGCTTGGAGCGCATCTTGCTGCGTGTTGTTCAGCGTCAGATCTGAAGTCGTGCACCTGGATAGCCTCCAAATGGCAACAATTCATCCTTAGGGCCGATGCCTTGGCCCTTTGGGAATCGAAGCTCACATGCCTTTAGGTTTTTGGCGCATTGATCATCTGCTGCGTCAGTGACTTGCTCGTTTTGCAAGTTGAACATCTTGCCCGGCTTGTAACCGCACTCACTGCCTTTGTAAATCCAAGGGCAATGCTCGACGACCTGCCTGCCAGGTAAACGCAAGTTAGTCAGATCAAGTTTGCCGATCAGCTCAAACTCAACCAACTCTGGGTTTTCAGCCGAAACACGATCAATGTACCAGGACTCGTAACCACCGTTGAACATTGCAGTTGGATCAGCGGTTGCATTAGTGCCGCTCTCAAAATTCACAGCGTCTAAGAACTTTTTGCAGGTGCGAATTCTTCTGACCTCTGCTTGCAGTGGGTTGTATGAAAGCATCAAGGCAGTTATTGCACCATCAGCATTTGCAATTTTCATCCTTGGACGCGGCAACGTGCCCTTTGTTGTCACCTCAAATCCATCAACTTCAATGGGCACCGCAGAGTATGTGATGCCGCCAAATACAAGATCTTGCGACAGCTCATTCGTTCCAGCGTGGTAGT